TAGGGTATTCTATAATCTCTGTAGTAAGTACAGAAATAATCTCTCTGTCATCATCAAATATTAACCACAGTTGCATACGAGCTTCTGATAATCTTTTATAAATATCTTCAACAGACATTTCATCTCTGCTCTTACCATTACCCATTTCTATATAAGGTTCGCAGTCTTCCCAAACCTCATTAATTCTATCCGATGGTATTCCTGATATATATAAACTCATAGCTATCTCCTATTGACTTACTTGTATAATACTTATTGTAGCTGATGGAGTAGCAGGTGCAAATGCTGTAGCTGCTAATGGGTCTATATCTATGTCGGTGTTATTTGCTGCCATCATTGCTTGTAGATAATCACCTGCAGTTATGTCAAATATCCCTGCTTTAGATAGCGTTCTTCTATGGTCGTTAGTTGCAAGTGTGTGTGCTATTCCTGCTCCTGTTATATCTGTGCCATTTATTCTTGGGAAAAACCATATATCTTTATTGTTAGCACTTTGCGAATGTAACAATGCAGAAAAGTTTACATAGTATTTACCACTACGACTAAACTCTATCTTAGATGTATCAACTCCATTAATACTTATTCCTTGTGAGTATACTAATGTATTCCAAGTTACAGCTTGTGCTGTATTTACAGTAGCTATATTTTGTCCTGTTGTATCGGCAATCTGTGCAAAATCTCCTGCACCACTACCACCTGCAAATGCTCTCCATACAGTACCATCATAGTAATATAGGTTTTCCCCTTGTCCTGGATTCCAGTTAGTGCCATCAGCATAAACTATATCACCTTGCTTTACCCTACTAGGTTCTACATTTTTTTCTTCTATAAAAGCTATAGGATTTTCTTCTAATGCTCCTTGTATTTTTTGAAATTCTTGTAATAAATATTGTGGTAAATCTTCAGGGTTATCAGGTACTGGATTAGGCGTATATTTAGGTGCTTGGGACATTTATCTTAGCCCTCTTTGTTTCGCTATGTAATCTGATATTAAACCTGGTAGCTTTTTACTATATTCTGTTTCTTGCACTCCTTGTGGTGTTAATATTCCAGGTAAAGGAATAAAACCTCTATAAGCACCTCTTTTTAAAGCTGTATCTAATGCTTCATCATCACTCATTTTTTGTAATATTTTATCTCTCATTGTTATGGTAGGTGCTAACATAAACTGGTCTGACATAGTAAAAGGTGTTGGCATTGGATTAATATAAGTCGCTGTTTCTGTTGTTCTAGGTATTCCTTGCTCGTTTATTAAAACAGGACTATTAGGATTTATTGCTCTTTGAAAGTCAGACATATTACCAATCAAACTAGGAATGTTTTGAGATATCAAAAAATCCATTATCCCCATTATCGTTCTCCTATTACCTCATATTCTATATCATATCCATTTAATTCAAAAGTTGTAGCTGTTGTGTTTTGAAACTTAATAGCTATATATTTACCTGTTGCTCTAGCATCTATTTTATTCTGTGTATCAGGATTTATAGTTTGCTGTGTTTTGTAAGTATATGTACCATCAGGGGTCATAGAACTTCCTACAAATACTTCAGCAGAACCTGTGCTAGAAAACCTTGGGGTAATCTTTCTTACTTGTTTTACAGTATTAGTATTACCATCGAGGGTTAATCCTTTTCTTTCTAAAATCATAGTAAAGTTATTCCCAGCAAAATCAAACCCATTATCTCCTCTATAGAGTTTAGTATCTCCTGTGCTAGACATTAAGATACTGGTTTCTGTAGGGTTATAGTTTCTTTGCCCCCAGTTCTCAGTAGTGCTGTAGGCTTCCCAACTTTGTGATTGATCTGACCATACAACTGCTGATGCACCAGGATTTACTATACCTAATGCTATGTGCAAAATATCAGGCAATTCCCTAAAACTAAATGAGTTTGTATTGTAGTTCCATATTAAGGCTTTGTTGCAATAAGTAGAGCCTACTGTTGGGTAAGATACCCATATTTCATTCTTTTGTTTATTATGTGTTACAAATATGTTTGCATAATTAGTACTATCTATTTCTTCAAATAAAGTTCTTTTAACAACTGTACTAGCAACAGATTCTTTAGATACACCATTATGAACAATAAGATCACCATTAGTTACTACAAAGTGTTTACCATTAAATTCTGCTACACAATTTCTTGATAAAACGCCTGAGTCATCAAATAGCTTTTTAATATCAAATACTAAATTACCACCTGTAAAAGTCATAATGTATGTAGTGTTTTCCTTGTATATTATAAAAGATTGTTTAAGGGGAAATCCATCTACAATAAATTCACCTGCATCACCTACTGTTGCTGAACCTGCATCGTTTGTACTAGATGCTGTCCAAGAACTAGGTAGTGTAAGGTTTTCTGCTGCATCTCCCCATCTAACCTTGTTAGGATAATTAACAGAAGATTCAGTCATATTTAAAGCTATTAAGTAATTACCAAAAGGTCTTATTACTTTGCAAGTTGTATTTTCTGGCCAATTAGTTAAATCAGTAAACTTACTAGCACCTGTTGTAGCTAAACATTGTGGATCATCTACTCCATTGTTTAAAATAGCTAGTCCATTAAATACAGAACCAGTCCAGTTGCCTGAAGCAGTTAAGTTAGTAGAATAATCTCCACCTGATACTCTTGTAAAATCTTCATGACTAGAACCATTGTATCTATAAATTTTAGCTGACCCAGCATAAAACCAATAGTTATTAGCACCTGTAGACCAATTTAAAGCAAAATAAGGTGCTACAGTGGGTGTTCCAAACACTTGATCTTGACCTAATATTTTCTTAGCTGCGTTATCTTCAAATCTAGCATTTTGTGTATGTGAGAAATACTCATTAGGCAATACAGTATCATTAGTATCTTTAATCATTCCTTTCGGATTTAATACTTGAAAGGTTGCCATTACGCAGTTCTACGCCACATGTATGCAACGATATAAGGTTGCAAGTTGTTATGTGCTTGTCCACCACCTGTAGCATCTGTTGTCATTGTTAATGAAGGATCTGTATTATCAGATGCTGATGGTATGTTTTGGTTTTCATCTTCACCATTACCTCTTAAAGTAGAAGTATGAGTATGTGATGGTATTTCATCTACAGTTAATGTATGCGTTTTAGTACCACCAGTTTCTTGTGCTGTATCAAAGTCACTATCTGCTGCGTTTAAACCTACTATAACTCGACCAGCTCCAAAAGCTGCCCAAGTACCAAAACCTAATAGCGTACCTGGATTAGTAGATACTGCTGCATTTATGTAAATAGAACCTACTGGATATACAGCTTGTAGAGTTGTTGCTGTGTTAGATCCTATAGTCAAAGTACCTGATATAGTTAAATTTCTAATACCTGTTGAATCTTTACTAGCATCGACTGTTACTGCTTTAGATGCTTCTGCTGTCCCAAGTGTCGTGATATCTAAATAATTTAATTCTGTTGTATTTGCTGTAACACCATCTAGTAAGTTTAGTTCTGTGTGCGTTGAAGTAACTGCTCCAGTAATACTTGGAAAGGTTGCCTTGACTGTTGATTTTACCAATCTTATATGGTCATCACCTTCATTAACTGGGTCACCAGCTACTGGGTTTGAGCTATTTAAGTCCGATATATATGTTCCTGTTTCTAATCCCATTTAATTTCTCCTAGCCTTTGGGGTTGTTATCTTTAACTGATTTAATATGTGTATACCACAAGCCTGTTTTAGCAGTATCTCCTAATTTACCAGCATCTATATCTTTATAAAGCATATCGAGTTGTTCTGTTATATCCTTGTAATAATCACCTGTACCCGTGCCTTTAGTTCTAGCAAGTACATAAGCATTATCTATATACCATTGTTGAGTTGATTGTATATCAGATAAAGTTTTAGCATCTTCATCTCTAGTTGTAAGAGTGCCTTTGTTATCTACTATTGCTACCATTATGCTCTTTTTACTCCATAAACTGTTAAGTTAACTTTAAAAGCTCCATCTCCACCAGCAAATATTAACTGAAAACCATTACAAGTATTTGCTTGTGTATCATTAATATATCCATGACCTATAGCAATTCTTGATGAACCATTACTGCCTTCTCCACCGACCATATATATGACTGATGGTGATACTTGTCCTTCAGAATCATTAGAGTCAGAATCCCAACGACCACCTCTACCATTGTTAAAATACAACCAACCATTCATAGGGTCTTTTTCTCCATTATTTTGCTGTTCAACAAGTGTAAATTTATCTGCTGCGTCTGTAGTAATTCTTTTTTCTGATAAGTTATGTGTTATACCTAAAGTTGATTGTCTGTAATTTGATGCTGTAATTGCAGAGCCATCATCTAAAAATCTCATTTGTAAATCTCCTTGTCCCTGCTGTGTAATACCATGAATAATTACATAATAATTATCGTATGTAGAATCAAACCCAGTAAATGAATAAGATGTTGTAGTACCACTAGCATTATATTCATTGACTGCACTTACAACTGTTAGTCCACCACCACCACCAGGTGTTGCAAATTTTAATCCTGTAGCTGTAGAACTATCAGCAGTAAGCACTTGGTCGTTGCTTCCAACAGCGAGAGTTTGTGGATTTCCTGAACCATCGCCAACTAAAATACTACCTTTAGTTGATAAATCTACTGCTGAAATAGCACTAGTACCATTACCGATCAATACACCATTTGCTGTAAGTGAAGTAGTTCCTGTGCCACCACTACCTACTGCAAGAGTTGCTGACAATCCAGCAGCAGTACCTGATGTATTTTGGTTTCCAGCACTATTAACTCCTGGTAAATCTATATTGCCAGTTCCGTCAAAACTAACACCACCTATGTTTCGTGCAGTCTCTAATGCAGTAGCTGTAGCTGCATTTCCAGTACATGAACCTGAACTACCTGATGTATTTCCTGTTACATTTCCAGTTATATTTCCCGAAAATGTTCCTGATAAAACATCTGTATTAGAGTTAAAAGTTAAACCACTTGCAGTTTTAGGGCCTAGATTACCTGTAGCTGCTGTTACGAATAATGGAAAACATGAAGTATCGGTTGATTCATCTGCAACTGTAATTTCTGTAGGAGTTGGAACAGATACTGCTGCCCATTTCATACCTGTAGCTTCTAAGCTATCTGCTGTTAATACATGAGTATTAGTTCCTATAGATAATGCTGATGGGTTACCACTTCCATCACCTGCAATCAAATGTCCTTTAGTAGACATATCAACAGCACTTACTGCTGATGAGCCATTACCTACTAAAATTCCATTTGCAGTTAAACTTGTTGCACCTGTACCACCACTTCCTACAGCTAGGGTTGCAGAAAGACCTGCTGCTGTTCCACTTGTATTCTGATTACCTGCTGAGTTTACACCAGGTAAATCAATGTTCGCTGTGCCATCAAAAGATACACCACCAATATTTCTTGCAGTTTCTAATGCTGTTGCAGTTGCTGCATTTCCTGTGGTTGATCCTGATGTACCACTTACATTTCCTGTTACATTGCCTGTAATGTTTCCTGCAAAAGTACCTGACAATACATCTGTGCTTGAGTTAAAAGTTAATCCTGATGCTGTCTTTGGACCTAGATCCCCAGTCGCTGCCGTTGTAAATAAGGGAAAACAAGTAGTGTCTGAGGATTCATCTGCAACAGTAATTGTTGTAGGTACATAACTTGATGATGCTTTGCTATCTAATTGTGTTTGTATATTTGATGTTACACCATCTAAGTAACCTACTTCAGTAGATGTTACTGCTGATACCGATACATCTCCACTACCATCTGATACTAATGCTCTTGATGCTGTTAGATTTTCCATCTTAGAAAAAGCTAAAGCT